ATGACGGTAAGCTAGCACACATTTCGCTCCTAATGAAGCCAAAGCAAGAGATTTGGCAACCTTAGAAGTTGAAGTAGCAAGTATATAAATGTTCAAAATAAAATCAATAGCCCATATTAGGCTAGGCACGATAGCTTGGCTAAAATCGTCTTTAAGAGACGAAAGCTTCACCTTCGCACGTTCAGCAAGTTTAGTAGATACAGTACGAGTAATAAAATCAAGACAAGAATTCCAGAGTCGTGAAACCCGCGTTGGGCTCTGCTCGGTCCTTTGATATTCTTCAAACAAACGATCGAGTTCACGAACAGGTATATCAGCGTCAACAGACGTCTCAGTGGTCTCAGCAGCGAACTTTGAAAAGGCAGGGCCTGGGTTTTTCTCAACACACCCAAACACAGTCAAATCAATTTTTCGCGGCATTTGATCCCCCTGAAACACCATCTTCGCATCAACACCGTCGACCTTACCTTCAGCATCAACCTTGGCTCCGGAAGTGGAAAACATCCTAGGTACCATCAAAGGAAAGTACAAGTGGAAATCATCCCCCACTGAAGTCAAAGCTGACACTATCATAGTAACACCAGCCGGCGTGCCTGTCCCGAATGAGTTAATACTATCATACTGAAAGTACGTACTCACCCGTAACACACACGCCTCCTGGTCAGGTCCATTGGAACGCGCTAGAGCGGTCGGACAAATAGTAAGCGGTGCATAGTGGTAATAAGGTATTTCCACTGTGACCGCCGGTTCATTGCCCGGCCTCCACAACTGCGTTCCATTGAACATCTCTTTCGTTATAGTCGAGTCAGGAATGAGTGAAGTGTCGTATGGTGATTCAAAATCAGGTGTCAGAATGTAAATTTGAGTATTAGTAACAGAAGTAGGTGATAAAAGATGTATTCTTCTAGAACCACTCCAAAACCGCCACAAACGTAGCAGCTTCAGATGATGAGCACCCCCTATAGAAAAGAGGTTGCCGATGTTCTTAAAGAGTGCACCTCGCGGTACAATGTCATGAGGAGATTCAATTTGAAGATAAAAGTCAGGCCTCCGAAGAAGTGCGAGAACATCCATGTGGTCACCAATGTAACCACCTGGAGTTTCACCATCGCTATTCCAAGGTCTAGGCGCTGTCAAAACGCCTTTTGAAGAGTCAGAAGTTGTCGCATCACCTTGAGGTGTCCCTTTCACGCACTTCACGCCAACATACGGATCTATGGTAGAAAACCACAGAGACGCATTTAGCGTAGTAGTTGCGCTTGGAGGCGCCAAAAGAGGCGAAATAACTGTAATGCCCAACACCCCATAAGACTCACCGATAGTTTCTCCGTGCATAAAACGGAGACGCTTCCAGTAAGCCCATGGGACATCAAGCGTCACAGCTTGCTCACCAGCTGGATTAAACAACACGTGTGGCAGTTGGAAAACTGTGTATGTATTATCCGCATCAGCCTGGTCTCCTGACGGGTTAAAATAGAAGACAACCAACCCTGCATAGAAAGGCGAAGAATTCCAGCGTAATGTAAAGCGAAGTCCAAAGCGTGTATAAGCATGAAAAGAAGTTAGTCCGTTGATAGCTAAGTTTGTTTTGTTAATAATTGTGTCCGGTAAAACGTCGATGTTTAGGTTCATTCCAAAAGTTGAAGAAGTACTCCAACCAATTCCAGTCCGAAGAAGATACTCGCGCCCAACAATGTTGGACGTGTCGGCTGTAGTCCAGGTTGAAACTGGCAACAATGGGTTAATGGGATCCATGTTGTCAATCTCTTTTCCTGAATTTACAGACGTTCGATTATCCTCCTGTACTTCGTCACCCTGTACTACACCATCAACCGCCACAAATGCTTGTGGCGATCTAGGTACAGCAAATTGAAACGAAGGTCCTGCTCGGATATATAGATTGATTGAAATATTCGGTGATACAGAAGGTGGAGCAAGTAAGGCATTTTGCACTACGACATGAAAATTCCCTACTTGGAACTGCCTGTTGAAAGAGTTCCATGGTGCCGTTCCGAAACGCTTCGAATACACCTTTTTGTAATCGGAATCCGATACAAAAGGTATAACGAAATCAGTCCGGTTCGACACGCTCAGATCCAGCGACGCGCACAAGCACGTCTCCAAGTCCGAAAGCGATGGGTTTACCTGTGATGATGGGTCAAAAGCCAAAAAAAGTTGTCCTTGATGAAAGCGTGTGCAAATAACTTCCACAGTAAAAATGAGCTCTCCACGCCAAAGCGCGTAAAACTCACTCAAATATGAAAGAATAGTGTTAGTTCGCGATGTGCCTCCAGAGTTTGCTGATGGATACAACCCTGGCTCCACCGCTGTAGAGATCAAAAACGTACCTGCCGCTGATGAGACGGCCCAGTTCGATTGTCTATACAACGATGGAACCATGCACCTCTTTAAAAGATGCTGCGCATCGTGTG